GGGGTAAAAAGAAACAGGAAGGGTCGGGGGTGTCTTTGCGCTCTCAAAAAACCTACCCCCTTTGCGTGAATTGCATGAACTGCATAAAACTTGCAAGTTATTCATCGAATCATTACCACCAAGCGTGCGAGGAACTATGTGGTCAACACTTAGTCTTTCATCGCTACCACATTGCTGACATACACCATCGCGTCTGATGACTTGCTCTCTTATCTTCCGCCATCTAGATGATGAACCTGTGTCTTTAAGACTGCTACTCAATGCCATCCCTTACGCTGCCAGTGTTTCCATGCGTTACACGCTGAACCTGAATACCTGTGTTCTAAGTATCTCATGTGCAACTGTATCTGTTGCATTGGGTTCATGTCTTTGGCAATAGGATTCTTTATTTGTAATAGTCCATAAACATAGGACTTAGTAGGACTACTGAGATTGCCAATCGCTTTGTGATTCCATGCGGATTCTTTACCTATAAGTAACTTAAGGCATTTGGCTTCAGGCTTAGGCATTGTGGCATTTATGTACTTCTTAGGATTGTAAATATATTCATCTATTGAGCCCGTGTTTGCATGCACCATAGGGGCAAACAGAGTTATCCCGATAACGATTGCTACCGAGCGAACTAACCGCTTCACGGTTCGCTCTGAGCCCCTGGTGGGCTCTAGCCCTCTGAGTGTACTGGTCATGTCAAATCCATTTCTATAAGTGCAGGTCAGGACGGCGTTTTGTATTTACGCGTTATCAGTTCTATAAAATCCCTTTCCTTTAAACACCAATCCAGGTGCAGAATAAATGCGATTTGCTTGAGCGCCACAATCCTGACATCGAACTAAATCGTGCTCCATTGGCAATTCCAACTCCATCTGTAAATTACATAATGGACATCGATATTCATAGGTTGGCATTATTTTCCTTTGGCTCACAGGCTTTGCAACTCCAATGCTTTACTTTCCAGTTACCGCAATTATCGCAGCGTATAAGTGTTTTTTCCCAATCTATCTCGCTAGATGGAAGTTTGTCGTAATTGGCTTTGCGAAGTAACTCCACCAAATCGCTTAATGTCAACATGCAGACGAACTCCTCGACTGATGCTTCCCCTTGACCATTAAGCCTGAAACACGCAAACCCTAACTCCCCAGTTTTGGCAGTGCGTGCTTTGATTTGGCGAAGTGTCCCTTTGATGTCAAGTGAGTTACGCGCCTTTATCTCAATGTCGAACGGTACATTAAGACAATCTTTGCCTTGACCTCGACCTACACTAGCGTTGGGCCACCACTGCTGCAAGTAGTTAGCAACCAAGCGTTCGGTCGCATAACCCCTATGCTTGCGGTGCTGGCTTGCCATTGACTGCGTGACACTTTAAGCATTGAAGGAAAACCTCGTCATGTGCAACTGCAGTAATGGCTATTGGCTCATTGCATAAATCACAATAAATGACAATTTGCTGAGGTTCATCCAATTCACCTCCCATAACCGTTGCTTCACCATCGCTAAAGATAATCATTTCGCCCATTAGAACATCATTCCTGTATCTATGGCACGCCAAACCACGCATGGATTGCCATTTGCGTTATTTCGGGTTTCGCCCGAATCGATTATGAAACCATCTTTTAACAATGTCATTCGAGTTGGTCGAATTGTGTCACCTGATAGTTTTAGGTTCGATTGCATTTCCTGGTCAGTTGCTCCTCGGAGTCCTTGTCTAATTAAATATTCATAAACAGTTAAACGAATTGAACCCGACTTGGGATATATGCGTTCTGCAGCAATCCTAGATGTTTCCCGGGCTTTCGTAGAAACAATGACTTTGTTCTCCATTATGCACGCTTCTTTTGTGGTCGCCATGAGCCATCAGGTGCAATTTCGTACCAAATGACATCTTCACCTTTAGGGCATCTGTTCATCTCACCTGTTGCAGCCGCCATGCATTTGAAATGTCCCCAGGGTTTGTTTGCCTTCGTCATTCCATGCGCCCAATGCATCTCACCATGAACACAACGAGGGACATCTTTGTCGGTCGTACCGCCTATAATGTCTTTAACGATTGAAACCGCTTCGGCTGATGTTTTTGGCATTTCAACATTCTTAATAGTCCAGGGGTCATCTTCTTTTTGAACTGGAATATATTCAGCAGCAGGTTTTGCCATTCCGCTACGAGCAACTTTAATCATTTCTTCTTTGGATGGCCTTTTGCCTTTAGTTGCATAACCTGCATTTGCAAGCGCACGACCGATTGCGCTAGTTTCACAGTTTTCCAACGCGCTAGTAGCATTAACCCCTCGACTGCTAACGCTCTCCTCCGCGAGTCCCGAGGAGAATGGCACGCTATCCATGTAAGTCCGATAAAGCCATGCTTTAACAATATATCGGTCACTTTGGAAAGAAATAAGTTCTGTTTCAATACGCCCATCAGGATAGTCCTCCCAAAATGTAGTTACCTTTATTGGATTGCCTAGTCGTTTTTCAACTGGCTCATAATTGTCAAGATTAAACATAGAGTTCATCTTCCTCTGTTAAAAGTTCACACGCCATTGCGAGATAAGCGCAAGCGTCAACATAATGGTCAATTACTTTAGGACTTTCCTGGATTCTTGAAAGTTTGACTTCGACCATTGCAAGACAAGCCTCGTAGTCCTGGATTGGGAAACTGAATAAATTGGTAAGCCTTGCAGCGATGCGACCTTGATTAAGACGCGGTGAACCGTAGTAGTGCTGACGGTCTTGCATAATACCTTTGGACATGTCGAGGATTTCATTGGCTTTCATCGACCGACCTGCTCGTAATAATTTCTAACTGCCTTGCGACCATCAATATAACCATCATCATAACCACATTCTTGACCCCAACGAAATGAGGCATACAAAGCAATGCAAATTCCTACCACCGTAAGAATTGTTAATGAGTTCATTTTGCTCCCTTTGTAACTACTGGGTTTCGTTACTAGATTAGGGTTGCACAAATTTAGGCGATTGTCTTGTATTTCTGATAACGAAACGGTAACAATTCCGTGTCATCCATTGAGTCATCAATAGTCCGATAAACAGGAAAAATATCCCGAATAAGGTTATCCATAAGTTTTGCCATAAACGGTGAACGAACCGTCCTTATTGATTGGGATAAGCATAGGCGAAAGGTTTTTTCCATAAGTTTCCAAGATTGCCACGCTCATCTGCCAATTGGCGGCTCCAGCCTTCAAATACGAGGCTTTACGCTTATCCATAACATTACCTGCCTCAACACCCCAAAGAGTCCTGTACGAGCCCCCTATGCCCTCAGAATAGGCACTTATACCTGCTCTGTGAGTGTGACCGCAAACAACCGATTTGCCAAACTTCTTAGCCAAGCCTAGTGCAGTGAGTCCTGCGTTGGAGTTCATCGAGCCTTCATCGCCATGAACCAAAACCCAACCTGGATGAAATTCAAATGGCTTCTTATGGAAGCGAATTTCGAGAGATGCAAAATCCATAAATTTTGGATATTCGAGTTCAGGCAAACCTATTAAGGAAGGCGCTCCTCGGAGCAGTGTGTGATACAACCTATCCGTGTGATTACTTCGAGTGATGTCTGTTGTGCGCAAGTCCCAAAGAATTTGTTGAGCCAGGCCTCTATCGGCATCGAGTTGACCCTCCCATTCCAGTCCAGTTCCCTTCGCCCATTTTGATTGGGCTTGCATGTCCAGTTCATCGCCCGTGTTTAAGATTAAATCAAACTTCTCGCGATTGACTAATTTAATTAGATTTTTAACGGCCGCTTCATGATGGTAAGGAATTTGAAGGTCGCTGATAACTAAAATGCGAGATTTTGTAAGGGTCATTCGTCCTCATCGTCGTACCAGTCAGGTTCAGGAATGTTGGGGTTGATAGGAGTTGGGAGCAACCAATCGGGATAAGCGGATTTTTCCATAATCATTGACATGCAGATTGAGTCAGGAAATCCTGCTCGCTTTAGAGATTTGTAAAATTCATGTAACCCAATGCAGTAGGCGTCAAGTCTTGAATAGCCTTGTTCCTCTAGCGCCTTAGTTGCTTTCCTTGCCATGAGATAATTGTTACCTCTCTAGGATGCGAATAATCGTTTCAACACGCGCTTCAAGTGCAGTAATTTGGTCGCGCATGCTACTTCCTGAATTTGGCTTTAACTCGTTTAGGTAATGCTTTACTAACCATTTGACCGACCCAATAAATGAACCAATAACGCTCAGCGCAACAGTTACAACAACCGCTAAGTCTTGCGTGCTCATTACTTTTTTGGAGTGGCGTAACCAAAAACACCTGCTAGAACGGCCCAAAGGATTGCACGATAATCAACATCAAAATTAGATGCCGCCCATGCGGACAGAAATGCACCTGCAGTAAGGATGAGTGGATTTTTCATGTTCATTACTTATCTCCTATTAGTGGGATTTCTTTGTAAAACGAACCATCCATGTCCGCATCTTTGCGAAACGAGAAATGTGCATGTTTTGTGTGTTTGTTAATTCCGCGATATTTACGCCATTTCCAGTTAAGGATGGGTGAAGCAATTTTTTCGTCAAATATGATGTAACTAAGTCGTCCGTGTTTTTTGGCATATAATCGAACCTGGTCAACCAAGTCGGGCATGACATCGCGCCCTTTGGATAAATCACGAGAACAGTCCCAGGCGCGTACCCAGCCATTAGCATCCGCATTGTGGTCAGACTTACGAGCAGCATGCCTTGCATCTGAGTAAGGCCCTGAGTCCGAACTACGACCACGGTCGGGGAAGGCATCGTCAATTTGTTCTCTTAATTGAATAATTGACTTAGATAACTTTGGCTTCATTATCCGAGAATGGTTTTTAGTTCATCTTCGGTTAAGCCAAGACGAACCAATAGGGCAGTTTTATCTGCTTCGCCTTTTGCTTTCGCTGCATCTGCGGCTGCTTGCGCTACTTTGTCTGCTTCGTATTGTGCAAATTCAGCATCATTCATTTCGCGGTCAATTACCTCATCGGTTTCTGTGTTATGAATTCTTACCATTGGACGAGATGTTTTAGCCATTATTTAACTCCATAAAGTAGAACTGTTCCAGTTGAGAGATTGCCGCCGGTGTTTGCAAAAAGCAGGGAAGTAATTGCTGCTGTTGTTTTCAACCCACCAAAACCAAACGATGATGCATTTGATGCACCATTATAAACACCATGAAAACTAATTGGCTTTAATGTTGTACTTGATGTGTAATTTTCAATTTGATAAACCCAAGAATTTGAACTGTTTGTGCGTACAACATTGCCACTGTTGCTCAAAATTGATGCAGAATCACTTTCTTTGTAAGCAGACGGAGTTGAAGTTACTCCAGAAAAATTTCCTTCATTTACTGCATTTGGTCGAACATAAAAAACACCATCGGCGGTTGCATTTGTTACGCCATAAACTAAAAGGTATAGGGAAAGGTAAGATTGTGAGATGCTTGAAATTGTTGTGCTAGCACCACTCAAGGTTGTCGTACTAAGTAAAGTCATTCCGCCACTTGACGATGTAGCCCATTCAGGAGCAGTTGCGCCCGAATTCATTGTAAGAACTTGACCAGCAGTTCCCTTCGCTAATCGCGCTTTTGTTGTTGCTGCGGTGTAATAATCAAGGTCACCTGAGGTTGTGCCAGGGTTTAAGGCTTTAACTGTCGTGTCAACCGATGAACCAAGTGTGCGAATAGCACTAGCGCCATCTTTGACGAGTGCGGTGTCATCAGGTGTTGTCCACCCGTAGTTGGTCGTTGTTGCCATTATTCTCCTATTGTCAGGCTACTATTGTAGCGTTAATCCATTGCAGGGTTGGGTTGATTGTGTTCCATGATTCAGTGATTGGGACATTTTCCCATTTCATTGCCTGCAGGCTAAACGCAACAGGCGAAAGATTGAGAGTTACCGATAGTTTGTTAAATCCTGCATTGAAAGTCCAACCTTCGACAAATCCCTGGAATCTGCCCCCAGTCATGTTTGCAGGCAAGTCTGTTATGTCTAGTGCCTCGCCCATAAAAACATTGATGAGTCGGTCGCGGTCCGCATTATCTATTTCAGGGTTGGTCAATTCAAAGGTAATGGACTTGAACAGGCTTTGGGGATAGGCGCGAAGCGAAAGATAGAAGTTTGCTTGAGCAGTGGCATCCGAACCGTTATGCAATGAGGTGAGAATGTTTTGAGCCTGTGTGCCATAAAGGGCGATTGATGCTGCATCGGATGCCGAGTGTTGGGCATTGTTTCGATAGGTAATGGTTACCGAATTGCGGATGTCACCGAGTTTGCGAGAAGTTGCTACGCCCTGAGAAAGAGCATGATGTCCAGTGACTTCGAGGTATCCATTAGCGGCTAAATATTGGCTCCTGTGAGTTGAGTCTGCGTATCCGATGCGCCCTTGAGCATCCTCATATATATAACCAAGCCCCGAGGTCGCAAGACTTGCAATAAGCGAATAA